AATGGTCGCGCGCGCCGTCGAAGGTGGTTACCGCCCGGGGCCGTACTATTTGCCGGTCACGGGCGGCTTCCTTCCCGCCGATGCCGGGCAGTTCTGGAATTGGTGGCAGATGGGCGGCACGCCGATTGGCGTGACCACCCGCTCGGCGATGGTCGAGGCATGCGTTTCAGCTTACGCACAAACAATCGCCATGTGCCCGGGGGCGCATTGGCTCGCGACCGAGAAGGGCGGGCGCGAGCGCGTCGACACGTCCGCGCTTTCGCGCATCCTACGCCAGCCGAACGACTATCAATCGATCTCGGATTTCATCCTCAATCTGGTGCGCTCGCTCTATCTCGACGGCAACGCCTATGCGCTCGCGCTGCGCAACGACCGTTACGAGATCGACGAACTTCACTTGATGCGGCCGGAAATGTCGGCACCGCAACTCGCCGTGACCGGCGATGTGTTTTATCACTTGGCCGGCAACGAAGTGATCGCCCGCCGCATGGCGGAACGGGACTTCCACAGCCTGATCGTGCCGGCGCGCGACGTGCTGCATGTGCGCTTGCACGCAAGCCCGCGCTTCCCCTTCCCGATCCGCGGCGAGTCGCCGCTGCTTGCCGCCATGAGCGACATCATGGCGTCGGACGCGATCCTCAATCAGCAAATCCAGTTCTATTTGAATCAGGCGCGCCCGTCCGCCGTCCTGTCGACCGATCTCGTGCTCGACAAGGATCAAGTGCAGTCGTTGCGCGACCGCTGGAACGAGCAGGCCAAGGGCCTGTGCGGCGATGGTCCGGGCGGCACGCCGATTCTCACTGCCGGCTTGAAGGTGCAGCCGTGGTCGATTGGCGGCAAGGACTCGGCCATCGCCGAAGTCATGAAGTTCACCGAGCAGCATATCGCGCTCGCCTATCGCATCCCGCTCGCGGTGCTCGGGCTCGGCGGGCAGACCTACGGCTCGACCGAAGCGCTGATGCAAAGCTGGATCGCGTCGGGGCTCGGCTTCGCGCTCAATCACATCGAGGAAGCGTTCGGCGTCACCTTCGGTTTGTATGGTCAGCCGTTCGAATATGTCGAGTTCGACACCGTCGCGCTGCTGCGCTCGGCGCACAAGGATCGCATCGAAACACTGGCGCGCGGCGTTCAAGGCGGCATCTATGCGCCCAACGAAGCGCGCGCACAGGAAGATTTGGATGCGGTGAAGTTCGGCGACGAACCGCGCGTCCAACAACAAGTCGTCCCGCTTTCCGCTGCCGCGCAAATAACTCAGCCGGGAGCAACCGGCCCGCATGCACCGCCCGCGCCCGGCCCTGGCGCGCCGCCGACGCAACCCGCCCCGCAACTAACAGCCCCGTCCGAAGCAAAGCACTTCTCCAATGACAGCATTGAACGGGAAGTCCGCAAGCTCTTCGACGCTGTCTCACGAATCCGACTTCATTCTTAGTGAGGTCGTTCGTGAAACGCTGGCCCGCGTCATCGCGGAAGAGCGTGCGGCGTGGGAACGCGAGCACAGGCTCAACCAAGCGGAAACGGCGCGCCTGCTTGCCGAGTATCGCGCCGAAGTGGTCGAGCTTCGCAGCCAAGTCACGCAACTCGTTGCTGATAAACTCGCGCTGGTGCGCGACGGTGCGCGCGGTCCGCAGGGTGCGCCCGGTCAGCAAGGCAAACGCGGCCTGCCCGGGCTCGACGGCGCCGATGGCGCGCGCGGCCCGCAGGGTGCGCAGGGTCCGCGCGGCGAGCGCGGCGAGTCGGGCACGCAAGGGCCGGCTGGTGCGAACGGCCCACAAGGCGCGCCCGGCGAGAAGGGCGACCCGGGACCGGCCGGTGATGCCGGGCCTGCCGGGCCGAGCGGGACGCCGGGAGAGATCGGCGCGGCGGGGCCACAAGGACCGCCCGGCGATCCCGGCGCCGCCGGCCTACAGGGCGAGCGCGGTGAAGCCGGCGAGATCGGCACCAAGGGCGATCAGGGCGAGCGCGGCGAGGCCGGCCCGCAGGGAGACGCCGGCCCGCGTGGCGAGCCCGGCGAGCGCGGCGAGAGGGGTGACGCTGGCGAGCGTGGCGAGCCCGGTGAAGTCGGCGCGCAGGGACCGGCCGGCGAGCCCGGTCCGGTCGGCGCCAAGGGCGATCCCGGCGAGCGCGGCGAGCGTGGTGAGTCCGGCGAGATCGGCGCCGCCGGTCCGCAGGGTGAGCCCGGCACGCGTGGCGATCCCGGCGAACGCGGTGAAACCGGTGAGCGTGGTCCGGCCGGCGAAGCCGGTGCTGCCGGGCCTGCGGGCGAGCGTGGTGAGCGCGGCGAGCGTGGCGAGAAGGGTGACACGGGCGAGCGCGGCGAGCGCGGCTTGCAAGGTCCGCAAGGCGAGCGCGGGTTGCCCGGCAAACTCCCGAAGGTGAAGCGCTACCGCGAGGGCGCCGTTCACTATGCCAATGAAGTCGTGGCCTACGACGGCGGCACGTTCCAAGTTGAGAAAGATACGGCGCAACTCCCCGGCACGAGTCCAGACTGGATTTGTCTCGCGCGCGCCGGCCGCGATGCGACCAGCCCCGACGTGCGCGGCACCTTCGACGACAAGGTCACATATCGTCATCTCGACATCGTCGCTTTGAACGGATCGAGCTTCATCGCGAAGAAAGACGATCCCGGCCCCTGTCCCGGCGCCGGCTGGCAACTCTTGTCGAGCGCCGGCAAAGGCGGCGGCCGTGGCGAGCGCGGCGAAGCGGGTCCGCGCGGCATGGCCGGCGAGCGCGGCATGACCGGCGCGACCGGCGCGAGCATCGCGTCGTGGAGCATCGATACTGACAACTACATCGCCACTCCGGTGATGACGGATGGCCAAAGCGGCCCGCCGCTCGAACTGCGCAGCCTGTTCAAACAGTTCTCGCTCGAAACGCGGTGACGCGTGTCCGACGTTGTCGATCAGGTTCTCATCGCCGCGCCCGACATACCGGACGCCAGCGCGCACCCGTATGATTTACTGACCCTCGAAGAGGCGAAGATATTCCTCAACATCACGGACACGTCGAAGGATGCGCAAATTCAGATGTGGATCACCGGGCAGTCGGCGTTGATTGCCGAGATGTGCAACCGCGTCTTCGCCTACGAAAAGGTTCGAGAAATTTGGTACTGCATGGCCAGCAATTCGCTTTATCTCACGCGCTGGCCGGTGAAGGCGGCTGACATCGAAAGCGTGAGTGAGAACGGCGTACCGACCGATCCGAGTTCTTACGATCTTGAGGAACGCAAGGGCCATTTGCTCAAGCCGACCGGTTGGGTCGTGCCCATCGAGATTGTCTATTCGGGCGGCTACAAGCTGCCCGACGAAGCACCGGCCGATCTCAAATATGCGTGCGCGTTGCTGGTGCAGGAAGCCCGCGCGCAATCGCTTATCGCGCAAGTGTCGGGCGTGCGCATGCTCTCGCACAAGAGCGCGCGCGTGATGTTTTACGATCCGAACCGCGCCATATCGCGCCAAGCCGGCACGCTTGGCGGCTCGCCCGCGCAACAGGCGGCGCGCTCTCTGCTCTCCAACTACACGCGCTATTGGGTGTGACGTGCAAATCTCGGCCGACACGTCCGGGCTGCTCGCGCGCGTGCAGAATATGTACGACGATTTGTTGACGATGAAGCTCGAAACGCTGCCGGCTGAATTCGAGGCGTGGCAGACCGAGGACATGCACCGCAAATATCCGGAGGTCACGTTCCATCCCGGCGAACAAGAAGCCATTGTGATGACGCGCATCTGGCCGCACTCGCGCGATGAGATCGCTGGCGGTGCGCGGCGCAAGCGGCTCTTCTCCATTCCAAAAAATATCTCGGCGAGCCAAGTGCGGCGCTACCGCATGCAGGCGCGCGCCCGCTCCGGGCGGCCGATCCTGCGGGTGGAGCTATACGAGCAGCTTCACCAGCGCATGGTGGCGATGTTGACCAGCCTCAAGTGGCGTAAGTGAGCATCAACTTTTCCACGCTGGTCTATTCGCCCAACTTCGACATTTGGGCGCGCCCGATCACGGTGACGCCGGTCGTTTCGCAGCCGGGCCAGCCTGCCTATTCGGCGCGCGGCATTTTCGACACCGAGTCGACCGACGTGCTCGCCGAAGACGGCTCGCTGATCTCGCAACAGAAAACGATCCTCGATCTTCGCGAAGTCGAGTTCACCGTGATCCCGCAGCAAGGCGACCAGATAGACATTCCCGACGCCGAACAAGGGCCGGGCGGCAGCTACGAAGTCACCGATTCGTCTAGCAACGGCGGCGGCGAGACGACTCTTTCAATCCGCAAGGTCGTAACCGCAGTGCCCTGATGGGCATCACCGACACTCAGAGCTATTCGTGGGTGATGCGCGGCGTGTTCTTCGACGCGCTCAAGGCGGCGCCGTTCTTCGCCGGTTTCACTTGCCGCAAACAAAAACAATTGCCCGTACAGGTGCAATTGATTCCGTATCTCGGTGTCTATCTGGTGCGAGAACCGCACAAGCCGGACGGCGATCTCAACGCGGGCACGATTGATTTTATCCACTCTTGTCGGATCGGTATCTCGGTCATCATCGCCAACAACGATCCCGACGCCAGCGAGGCGAAGCTCGACCAAGCCTATTGGGCGATCATGAACCGCCTGTGGACCGATCAGTACATCATGAATCTGATCGACACCCGCAACCCGCACACCGGAACAGAGAATCCCGACAATACCCGCGCCGAAGGCGTCGAAAGCATCGAACGCCGACACGTGTTCGGGAACGCCGGCCTCAACAACGAAACACCGACCGCCGAATTGCAGATGGACATCACCATCCGGCTGCGCACGTGGTGGTCAGCGGTGGTTCCTGACAATTTGGAGCACATCCATTTCGAGGCGCGCCCGGTCGTCGGCAACTATCCGCCACCCGACAACCTCAACACCGATGTCGAGCCGGTCGTGGCCGAATGGGACATGCAAACAATCGAGGAATCCCCCGACTACAGCGTGCCACCGGATCACGGCACCAGCACAGACCCGCCACCGTCACCATAAGGAGGACGACATGCCCGAGCTTGACCTCAACCCGGTGCTCAAGGCGCGTGAAGAGCGGCGCCAGGAGAGACTCAAGGGGATCAGACAATCGAGCGCGACGCCGCGCGTGCGCGTCACGCCGAAAGACGATCTTATCCGCAAGCACATCTTCCACCCGCGCACGGGCGCCCGCTTCCCGGCGGAAGGCTCGGTCGAGTGGCCGCTCGATCAGTTCACCAAGCGCCGCATCCGCGACGGCGACGTGACCATCGATGAATCCCGCCCGCAAACAAGCGGTGCGGCCGAGGCCCGGCATCGGGCTTCGTCGCGCCACACCGAATAAGTTGCGCGCGTTCTGTCCAATCTTTGCGCCGAGCAAGGCGTCTGCCTCAACCAACGAAAGAGAGTGACCAAACAGGAGGGCAGTCATGCCTATCTCGTTCTCTAACATTCCCGCCAATCTGCGCGTGCCGCTGTATTGGGTCGAAGTCGACCCGTCGATGGCCGGCCTGCCGACGCTGCGCCAGCCGTCGCTTATCGTCGGCACCATGATCGCGTCCGGATCGGCGCCGCCCGACATCGCGGTCGCCATCGGCACGCAAGCGCAGGCCGATGAGAAGTTCGGCATCGGTTCTGAGTTGAGTTGTATGTACAAATCTTTCTTCGCCAATAACTTCGCCAACGAAACCTGGGCGCTGCCGGTCAAAGAGCCGGTCGGCGCCATGGCCGCGACCGGCACGGTCACGGTGGCGACGCCGCAGACCGAGGCCGGCACCATCCATCTTTACATCGGCGGCCATCACACCGCGACCAACATCGGGGCGACCGACACGGCAACCGAAGTCGCGGCGGCGATTGCCGCGACCATCAACAACGACGACAATGTCCATCTCCCGGTAACCGCGACGGCGGCGGCGGCCGTCGTCACGCTCACGGCGAACTGGAAAGGCATCGGCGGCAACGACATCAGCGTGCTGCTCAACTACTACGGCCGCATCGGCGGCGAGGAATTGCCCGTTGGCCTGGTGCTCACCCTGCCGGCGACCGGCTTCCTCTCGGGCGGCACGGGCGTGCCGGACTTCGACACCGCGATCACCAATCTCGGCGATCAGCAATTCGAGTATGTCGCCCTGCCCTACACCGACTCCACGTCGCTGCTCGCATGGGAAACCGAGTACGGTTTTTCCGACACCGGGCGCTGGGGCTGGATGCGCGAATTGTTTGGTCACGTGTTCTCGGCCAAGCGCGATACCTACTCGAATCTCATGGTGTGGGGCGCGACGCAAAACAGCGGCGTCATCTCGGTCCTGGCCATCGAGCCCGGCATGCCGCACCCGGTCTATGAGATCGCGGCGGCCTACACGGCGAAGGCGCAGCGCGCATTGACCAACGATCCGGCACGGCCGTTGCAGACACTTTCGCTCAACGGCATCCTCAACGCGCCGCTGCACCAGCGCTTCAACATTCTGGAAATCAACTCGCTCGCCGGCGCCGGGCTGGCGACGCAAAAGGCCGGCACCGATGGCTTCCCGATGATCTCGCGGGAAAGCACGACCTATCAGTTGAACCTCTATGGCATGCCCGACGACGCCTACGAGCTTGTCACCACGCTCGCAACGTTGGCGCGGCTGATGCGGAATCAGAAGCACGCCATCACGTCCAAGTTCCCGCGCCACAAGCTGGCGAACGACGGCACGCGCTTCGGACCCGGGCAGGCCATCGTCACGCCCGGCATCGTCAAGGCCGAGCTTGTCGCGCAGTATCAGATGGACGAGTTCAACGGGCTTGTGGAAGACACAAACAACTTCAAGCGCTTCCTCCTTGTTGAGCGCGATCCAAACAATCCGAACCGGCTCAACGTGCTCTACCCGCCGGACCTGATCAACCAATTGCGCATCTTCGCGGTGCTCAATCAGTTCCGCTTGCAATACGACCGGGGCATCGATGTCGAAATCGTCGGCTCGACCGTCCCGGTGGGCGTGACCGCCCGGCCGATCACGGTCGGCGGCGGTTTGATCTAACCGCCCTTCCCTTTCCCGCGCCGAGCAAGGCGTCCCGTCTTCCTAACAATTCGACCGGAGTCTAGCCATGGCCGAAAGGTTCGCTGGCATTGCCTTCCTTATGGTGGACGGCAATCAAATCGCGCTGCGCGGCAACTTCACGGTTTC